GCACTAACACTAAAAATGTTATCATCTCCTAAGACACAGAGATAAACATTTGTATTAAATGCTTCAATATCAAGTCCTGCATTCATCCATGAAATCCTAAAAATAACATGATTATAAATCGTATTAAGAATAGCCGTCATCGGATTGCCACTAGGTAAAGATGAATGCCAAGCATATATGTGGTCATCAAATAAATGTCTAGAAAATGTAATTTCCTGATAAAGTTGACTTCTAATCTTATTATCTGGATTATTTTTCCCATACCAACGATTAATCATATCTTCTATAGCGTTATGAACAACAGGCCATTGTCTAGCATCAAATTGTCCTTGATCACCAGCAGCAATACTAGGACTGGTAGACGTTGGTGAAAAAGCTAATAGCCTTCGAGCCAAATCATCCCAATCCCATCCATAGGGATTTATTCCCACAGCAGAGCCTACATTCAAGTTCATATCAAAATAATCACTTATAAAACTTCCAAAATACATCCTAAATAAACATAACAAAGTAAATGGACAAGCACTAAATAATCGTGTTTTACCAATCAACACTTTAGAACGAGGTAATGTTTCGTCTTTTAAGCATTGTTTGTATACAAAAAACGGTCGTATATTATTCTTGTACATATCTAAAACTTCATTAACTTTTTCTTTTATTTTAATGAGCGTTGAATCTACTAATTGATGATCACCATTCTGAATCGATTGATAATAAATCTTTTTATAATTTGTACTATCCGTATTGCTCATTGGAAAACCTGAGCTAGTACTAGAAGCAATACTATTTAAACTTGCGAAACCATGAAGAACTATTTCTAGATCCCATATTTTCCGATGTTCAAAAGCGGTTTTACTATGATTGACAATCAAATTTTCATAAGAATTAATTGCTTTATCAATCAAATGAAACGATATTGGAGGTGGATGTAAGCTATATTTAGCAAATGAATTCACTCCAGGATCTATCACTTCACCATTAGCATTTGTAAAAGTTCTAAGTTTAGATGGCAACGTCGTAACATTTGCATATTTACCAGGTAATTGGCCATGAAGTACTGACTTTTTAATACAAGATCTAGTAGGTGAAGGTTTAAAGAACCAAGGATTCAATTTATAAATAGGATTCAATCCCCCTTCGGGTAAAATCTCACTTTCTAACAAATACGAAGGTTCTTCATATTTTTCAAAAGTATCACTCCTCCCATAAGTCAATTCCAAAAGTTCAACTAAAGATTCATAATCC